TCCCATGGCTGAAGCTCTTATTGTCTCGGTACGCGCAATCATTTCCGCTCTGTATTTCAAGTAACGGTCGTAGTACCGTTGCGCCATCTTGTCGATCTGTTCCTTCGACAACTGCCCCTTCATCCGACCGACCTGTTGCAGCGTCGCGGCGAACCTATGGTCCCTCAAATCGCGAGTCAACGCCGCCAACGGTTCGTTCTCCAGCATCCTGCGGAAGTTGGCTACAGCTTGAGACTGCTGCTGCGTCAAGCCGATCATGTTCCGTATCGTCCGGGCCTGCTCGTAAGGATGACCGCCATACTGGAAGGCGTTCATCACCACATCGGCAATCGCACGGCGCGTCTCATCCGACACCTGCTTGATAAGCTCCATCACATAGGTGGACAGGAACGCTATGGCGTCGGGGTTCAACAGGTCGAAGGACAGAGCCAAGCCGATGGTATCAGCGGCTTTCCGCACCGGCACCGTGTTCAAACTGTCCAGCTCGGCCCGTGCCCCAGCTGCCCAGGTGTCCTTGATGGCTTCCAGAAACGACGTCTCGTTGGGCTGTAGCCCTGCGCCCTTGGCCGCTGCCTGGAACCGCTTGTCCAAATCCAGTATCTGCAACACGCCGTTCAGGTCCGCCACCTGCAGCTTCTCGGCCAGGTCCTTCAACGAGATCGCGTCCTTGACTGCTTCCACCGTCCGCAGCAGCGCCGTGCTCACGCGGGTCCGCATACTGTCGGCCGCTTCGATGATGGCGTTGCGTTCGGGAGCGGCTTTGCTGACGATGTGAAGATGACGACCGATGGGAAGACTGTAGAAGGTCTTTTTCAGGATGATGGTATCGGGGATCGAGGCTTTGGAGACATCATCCACATAAACAGTAAATTGTAACCCCCCATCCAGAAACTCTACAGTCTCCTTCATTTCTTCCCCTCAAAAATAGAACTGACATAAGAGAGAGTCTGCGGGAAGTGCCGTTGCCAATCTTCTAAGCTGCTACCAGCAAAAACTTTTCCCCCGGTCTTCTCCGCAGCTAGGATAGCATAAGTTTCAGCAAACACTTCGCGTGGATGGGATACCACATGCCCAAACCCGCGCCAATCGCTCTCTCCCAAATCTCGAGTTCTTCGCACATCCGACACTGTCTTATCCGTTTGTAATGCTTTTTGAAAACCTTCAGAACCACTGTGGCGGCCTTGAGTGGCTGTGCTGGTAACTTTTACCCCTGCATAATCTACAGCATGCCCGTACTCATGTAGAACAGTTCCCCCTACACCTTCTCTATTCCGTACATAGTAACCTTTTGCATTAGTTGTAGGACGGACAGGCCAAACATCAACTACTTTAGAAGCTGAATTATACTGGGCAAGATGCCCCGATTGAGGATCATCATGAAGTCTAACTTCAAGAGGAACAGGTTTCCAAGAAGTAGGTAAAGCTTCAAAAACTTCCGTTATGGCCGCGGAAAGACGTTCTGTTCTAGGACCACTAGAAATGATAGCAATATGGTTATCTCCACTACTTCCACCAGTCTCACAAAACTGCCCACCTGTAGAAGATCCGGCAGGCTTGTGGCAGGGATTGACCTTCGTCACCCGGCTTCCGACCGCGCGGCTGTATATCGCTGCGCTCACCGACCGGATACCTCGCTAGAACGCGATTTAAGACCCTCGTACCCGTCGGGGGATAGTAAACCACCACCCCGCCCCTGAAAAGCTCGCCTTGAGCCCGCCAGCCATCTAATTTTAAGTGTTTTGGTCATACCTTTGCCTTCGTTTCGGCTCCAGGAGGGGTTTTAGGCTGTACCAGGGTCGTTTTTGGGGCCTTTACTGGCCTTGCGGCCGGTGGAGCAATCTCTCCAACTGACGGCGGCGTCTTGGGCGCTTTTGCCGGAGGCTGAGATACAGGTGGCAACGCTTTAGCCTCTTCGCTCCGTAAAGGCAAATCTCCGATTTTACGCAAGTGGTCTTCGAGATCTGCGTCGGGAAATAAAGGTGCACCTGCTCCAGCCAGTGCCGTTATATACGCACCTAGTTGACCAAGGTCCGGACTCTCAATATCGCCCGGCACCAGCTTCGGCATGTCCTTGGGTTCCTTGGGGACCAGACCGTTGACCGCTATCAACCTGGGAATGGCATACAGGTTAAACACCGAAGCGATGCCCTTCAGAATCGTCCCGATGGCAACGGCAAACATCGCCGTCTTGTTGTCCGCCAAAGCAAAACTGCCTACTGCCTGTTGACCCAGAAGAATAAAGTCCGCCAGCACCACCATGGCGATACGTTTGTCATAGCGGTTGATGATCTTGTCCGTGTCCAACTGACGAGAACCAGCGGCGGACAACAGTTCAAACGTCAGCAGCTTGTTGCCGTTCTCATCGTAGGCTAGTGGTAGTAACACACCCTCCTGCTCGTCGCGGCGGACGTTGCGGAGGATCTTCTTCAGTTCGTCGTCGTAGGCAGCCGCAATTGTTCCGTCTCGATAGATAACCGGCATACCGGCCAGGTCACGCTCAACACCAATGCCCTCGATCTCCTCGATTCTCTTTTTGAACAACCACGGGCGGTAAGCCGATCTCAGTATCGACCGGCCTTCCGGGTTGCCTTTATGCAAACCAGTTCGGAACAACAGGCTGCGTTCAATTGGTATCTCAACGATCTTGTAGTCCGGCGGAGCCATCTGCTGCATAGCCTGAACTCCACCCTCTTCGTCGAAGATCCATTCACTCAGCGAATCCTGGGATCGAATTGGAAATTTACGCCAGCCGATCTTGCCGTCGTTGTACTGGCTACGTTTGCTGGGATCTTTCTGGTCCGGGCCCAGACGTCGCTTGTAGACAACTTCGTGCCAACTCCAGCCATAAACCAACATGCTGAGCACTTCAGCCAGGAAATCCTCCCAACTGGTGCTCATGTCAGTTAAGCAGGACTCGACGAACTCGACTAAATCCTCGTCTTCCCCTTCCACACGCCACTCGGCTTGTCGGATCAACATCTCGATGGCGTAGAGAACAGCCCCCACCGTGGGATCGTTGTCCCGCATCTCGCGGAAGACCTTGCGGGCACGCTCATCTTGAAGCTGAGGCAGGAACTCTTCATAAATCAGACCACGCTGGCCGCTACGCTTCAGTCCACTGGAACCGAGTTCATCAAGAGCTACGGATTGCTGTTTGGGGTCGGGCATCTAGATCACCTATTTACAACGCTTGGGAGTGAGTGCAATCCCCGTCTTCCCAAACATCAATCGATACCGGCTAACAGCCAGCATAATGATAAGATCCTCGTACGTTGCATTGCGTAGAAGTTCTTGTAAAGCCTTGTCAAACTTGTTCATTTCGATTTGTCAAGATGCCGCTGAAGACTACTCATACCTTCCCCATATCCAGACCGTCTTGTAGAAGTAACAGTTCCACTCCGCGTCGTATCGCCACCCGCATATGTACTGTAGATCTTTCCCTGACGTTTGACGGGGGAAGTAGCTCTCCAAGACAGCTTTTCATCCTTTATGGTAATATCCACATCTTTCCCAGAAGGATGTTTGAAAAAATCTTGAATGATTCCATCCCGCCGAAGTTCCTGTTCTCTTTCTCTTGACCGATCACTTTGGTACTTAGGAGCTAGAGTGTAACCAGCTCGGCCGAGAGAAGTGGAGGCTTTATCAAAGATCTTCTCTGCCGCCGCCTGCTTGGAATTACTCGTACCACTACCTCCTCCAGCGCCTGTTCCAGACCCACCACCTTCACAAAACTGTCCTCCTGCTGGACCAGAAGGAACATGGCAAGAGTTGCTTTTTGCCACTGCTATCCGTTTAGCCAAATCCTCAATTCGTTGTTCAAGGTTTTCCATCATCGGTCCCATCCTTGCGACCACATACTCGGTTGCGTCAAACTTTCAATCGGCGGCAGATCGAGTTTCTTCTTCATCTGCCGCGCCCTTAGCATAGCCTGAGTGAAAGCGTCCACGCGGTCGTCGTGTGGACCATTGGGAAACACCGCCAGTTCTTCCAACCATTCGTCGATCCACGGACAAATAGACACGTGAGGCAGATAAACATTCCCAGCTTCTACTTCCGGCGATACTGCAAACGCCCGGCTTTCCTTAGACCCTTCCGGATTCCAGGCCACCATACCGGAAATCTCGTCCTTCAACATGTTGATGACTGCGGTGCCGTTGGCTTTGTCTTCGACCAGCTTCAACGTCGCCTTGGGCCAGCGCATTGTTAGACGTCGAACTGCTTCCAAGGTCTTCACAAAGTCCAGGCGGTCATGAACTTCGTCAAGCAAATAACGATTGGCGTCTTTTATTCCCCACACCTGCCCACAGACAAAGTCGGACGATTTCAAATCCTTAAACGCCATGTCCCAACTCTGGAAGACAAAGTCAAAATAAGCGGGTACTGGACGTTCCGTGTAGAACTTCCACCAGTGGCGTTTCAGTATCCCGCCTTCCATCGGGGAAGGTCGCTGCTGGAACTGGGCGTTGTAGGAATACGTTCCCAGGTCCTTCTTCAACTGAGCGATCTCTTTGGGTCCGAAGCGTTGAGGCCAAAGCAAGTCCCCTTCGTTCACGCGCGGATCAATGAACCCAATGCTGGTCTGGCAGCGAGTAGAAGGTTCAAACTCTGCCGGAAGAACCAGCCATTCGTAGTTTTCCTGCGACGTGGCTTTAATGTGCCCAATCAAATCGTTAGGACTACGCTGCGCGATAAGAACCTTGGCGCCAGACTTGGGGTTGTTCAACCGAGTAGGCATCACCGAATCCCACCAGTCGTTAACGCCTTTGCAGGAAACCTCGGAATGGGAATCCTTGATATTATTTGCATCATCCACAACTAACCTGTCGCCACCTTCTCCAGTACCAACACCGCCAATGCTACTGGCAATACGGTAGCCACCACGGACGTTGTTGTAGCGTTCCTTGGCGTTCTGATCACCTTGGAGAACAAACTTGCTGCCCCACCGTTCCCGGTACCACTTCGACTGCATCAAAGTCCGGCACTTGACGCTGTCTCGAACACTCAGATCGCTGGAATAGCTCATGCACAGCCAACGGGTCTGGGGGCGGTTGAACGGACCCCATTCCCAAGCTGGCCAAAACACAGAGGTCAATAGTGACTTGGTGTGGCGAGGCGGAACGTTGACGATCAAGTTTCGAATCTGCTTGCGGCTGACGGCTTCCAGGTGCTGACAAATCGCTTCTAAGTGCCAACCTTCCACCATACGATCTGGTTCAACTATGGGCCAAGCGTGTTTGACAAATTCCCACAAGCTGCGGTTGCACAACTCCCGCTCCACTTCCCAAGGCTCCCAGGGGAGCCCCTGCTTCTGCACCGGCGCTGTCGTGATTACATCCATCGCTAAGGTGTCACCTTCCCTGCCGAGTATCGGGAGCGGAGGTGCGCTCTTGATGGCTCTGTGTTGCCTGCCAGAAACTGATTGCCAGCATCAACACGATGCCAACAAAACTCAAAATACTCAGTGCCGTGCTCACAGTGCTTTTCATTCCTGCCCTTGCTTCACGAAGGTCTTGAATCTCCTTGTCCATCTCAGCTCTCCACTGATCCAGACGGTCCTTCTGGCGGGTTTCGGTGATTGTCATTTGCTCATGTGCCGCGCACCTGTTCTGGATCTTGACAATTACGTCTTCGTGACCACCCACACTTCCATTGAGACGGTCCAACCGGTCGTTGATGCCCTGTATCCCGACCTCAATGGCACGAAGACGTTCGCCGAACTGAAATTCCATTGGCTCTCCGATCTTTGTGTTGGAGTAGTCATTTCTGTGCCAACCTGGTGTTGATCTTACTCCGAACTTCTAAACTTGCGCTATTCTCACTGCGTTCCGCTAGCCAATCGCACAACTGGACGATGACGTTGGCCAGCGAATGCATATTGTACGCCTGCGGAAGTAACCGCTTAATGCGCGCCTGCATCCTAGTTCGCTCATTGGCAGCTCCCCTAAGATAATCGATACTGTGGACGGTCACGGAAGCACCTCGTTGAATCCCGCCACGTTCGATGGCGCGGCGTAGAAACTCGTCTGGCACCCGTCAGGCGTCAACGGTCCACCGACAGCCGAATCGATGCGCGGTAACGCCTTCTGGACCATCGGCACAAACACAACCAGAACGGCGGCCCCTATTGCCAGCCCCGCTGTAATCTGAGGCTTAGCCTCGACCCACTTTGACCCAGCCACCACAGCCCCGCCGCCTGATAGATACCCGGCACCCTTGAGAACGTAACTCTGCACTGACTTCTTCTGGAACAACTCGCCTGCGGTCTTCGGCGCGATCCAGGGGATGCCCCGATGGGTCGCCAGCGCGTAGATAGTCGAGATGGGAACCACTTTCGCGGGGCAACCGCTGACAGCCCAGAGGGCGACCCTGCCGGTGATGTTACCCTGCGGGGCGAAGGTGATGATCGTCCCCGCGCGGGCAGGAGACTTGATTACGGTCTCACCCAAACGAGTGGCCTCTGGCGACTGCGGGGCGACGACGAATGATTTCTCGGAGATCGCCGGCCACGCAGGTTTGGGCGCAAGCACGTCCCCCTGAGACGCAACTTGCCCGCTCGCCGCCAGTGTCCCGAAGATCAGCAGCGCCAATGCGCGCATCATGCAATGCCCATCCCGTCAAACCGGCAGTGCGGATCAAACAGCCCCCGTCGGATCGCCTGGACAATCACCATAGCGGTGTTATGCGCGTCCAGCTTCCGCGATAAGTTGTAGCGGTGCACCGCGACCGTTCTCTGTGCAATCCCCAATTGATGCGCCGTCTCTTTGTTGGCGTGCCCGGCACAGATATACCCCAGCACCTCCAACTCCCGAGCACTCAACTCGCGGTCAACTGGCCGAGGCGGTCTGCGGATCGCGCGTAAGAATTCAGCGCGCATCACACCTCCGGCCCCCGGTCAATCGTGATCTTCAAACCACGCAGAGCTCTGACCTCGGCCCGGAGGGCCCTGACTTCGTCCAGCACATCGGCCAGCAGCGGCCGAACGGTGGCCCCTACCGCTTCGGGCATCGACCTGAGAGCGTAGTCTACGAAGCCCAGCAGCAGCGGCTGGAGGGCCGGCACGACCTTCTGTGCCAGCCCGTCGGTCAATTCAGCGGCGAACAGCTTCTCGTCGAAGGCGGCGGCGGCAGCTTCGTTTGCGCCGAGCAGCTCTCCGAGATTCTTGGGCAGAGCCATGGATCACTTCCACCTCAGCGGCCAGATAGAGCCACCACCCGAAACATGCCCGAAAAACGCCAACAGCATGATAAGCAAGATCACGCCGCAGATCCAGCGGGCGGGCGGGAACTCGGGGAAGAACCGCTGGCAGATCCACCAGAGTCCGTAGGCGATGCAGCAGAACACCAGCACCGCGATGAGCAATCCGATCAGTTGGTCCATGTCACAACTCCTTGTAGTACACCGTCACGCCGTCCTTCACCCATGGCGACGCGACGCCGATCTTGACGTACTGCTTGCCGTTGAACGTCGTCACGGTTGCCGGCTCGCCTTCGCGGTTGTACGGCATCGTGTCGTTCGGCCCGCAAGCAAACATCTTGTAGCCCACCTGCGCGCCGAGCTCGGCCACGTTCGGCGGCTTCGGGGGTGGAGGTGGTGGCGGTTCGAGCTTGCCATCGGCCACCAGATCCGGGCCCAGCTTCGTCGTGATGGTGCGGGCTCCGTAATCCACTGTCACGCGGATCACCTCGGCAGGCTGGTGGGTGATCGCGGGCAGCGGCGTGCCGGGCACCCACTGGTTGCGGACCTGGTCGCGCCAGGATTCCGCGAATGAAAGCCAGGACAGGAGCGCTTGCTCGTTGTCATGGTTCGCTTGTCGGAGTTCCGCTTGGTAACGCAACTCAAAAATATCAGCGGGATCAAAACTGATTCCCATCGTTTCTCCTTTTCTCTCACTGCGCCATCGCCTTCATCGCGGCGCGCACTCACTGATTCGCCACTCCCGCGACGGTCTTCACTGCATCACCGGGTATGCCCGCGTCGTAACAGCACCCCCAAACCCATAAGCTGGGAGACCATCCTTCCAGTACGTTGTTCCTCCCGCCGTCTGCCAGTCGGACACATTTACCCAGCCCGCCGTACCGTCGAGGTCCACCACAGCTTCGAGCATGCCGTCATCGGTGACCGCCGCGCTTGTTCCGGTCAGCTCTTCCCAATCGCCCACCGCTGCCGCTGCCGTATCGAGCACCACGTCAGCATCGATACCAAGCGCCGGGTTAGCCTTAAGCACGAGGCGCTGCTGCGCCCCGTTGTAGTTCGCACCGCCAGCGTCACCTACTGCGCTCTTGCGCACCCACACCGAGAACGTCGCCGTCGCGCCGTTAGCGGCGGTCTTGGGGAAGTGCGCGCTCTCGATCTTCACCGTCGCGCTGGATGGCGTGATGCGCTCGCTCGGCGCAGCGGTGTTGAAGATTACGGAGTCTGTTTGAATCGTCCCGCGGACATAGTAGGAGCGATGATCCACAGCCGTACCTCCGTAGCGCTGAATTCGTATGAATGATCCTTCGGAAGGGCTATTCCCAAATAATGCGGCAGGTATCGTTATCGTTGTATCACCCATGTACAGCGTCACATGGGCGTGCTGGCCAAGAAGGATGTCATTAGTATGGGCGGCTGGCGAGCCGAAAGATGAGTTCCAAAATCTGGCGTCAGCCATTATAAAATAATCAGGAAGCGATATCCCATTCGTAGTCGCATAGGCGGCTTCTCCACCAAGTGTGATGGTGTCAAACAAGATGCCGCTGGCAGGGTTTGTAAATAGTATATTCGCCGTAATATTACCAAAGGCAACAAGGTTCCTGATGACGAGATCCCGTACTACTGCTGTGAAATACAGCCCATAATTATTGTTTCGCCAAACCGTCAAGCCGTCAATGATGGACCCGCTATATAGAGAACCAACGGTCATTCCGTATGTTGCGTTTGAATGGGAGGTATTGTCGAGTAGCTGTGCGGCCGTTGACCACGTGCCTGAAATGGCAAACCCGCTTCCCGCGATCCCAGCAACCGTGTTGCTGCTGACAACCCCTCCAGAGGTGCTCAGAGCCGCAGTAATCCCGGTGCCAGTAGTGGCCTTAATGATAATGTTGTGTGAGAGTTCCCAACTTGCGCCGGTTGTTGCAATAGTAGTAATTCCTCCGGTGTGCGTATCGTAGAACACCGTGTAGGTAACGACAAAGTTGTCGGAAGCACCTCCGGTAACCACAATTCCAATACTTCCCGAGACCAGAAAATCGTGAATGGCGCAGTAAGCCAAGTTGACGGAACCAGTAGTAGTGTTCAGGTCAATCCCGCGCTTGCTTCCCGTGCCGGACCCAAGCCAGTAGAACTCGGCATAATCTGCGTTTATGGTTGCGGTGGTCGCTACGTAGAGGTATGTCTGAAGCGATGCGCTCGCTCCGCGAACTACGACGTTTCGCGTCAGGTTTATGATCTCGGCTCTCGTTGGCGCGGTTCCCGAATGAGCGTAAGCCAGTCCCCCGCCCGCGCCGCCAAAGCCGTTGACAGTCAGAGTAGTGCCAGATGCCGCGCCATTCAGAGCGCCCTTTTCACTCTGGGCGGCCGTGCGAGTAGTGGAAGCTATTGCAATCGCATCGCCACTGGCCCAGCCGGTCGAATCAGCCGTCGTCAGTTCGGTGGAATTCACGGCCTCATCGGAAGCCAGAAACGTGCTGACAGTTTTCGATGCGCCCTGCAAAACAAGCGTGCCGCCGTTCTGAACCAGCAACCCGTATTGCACGTTGGAGGCGCAATCCAGCAGGATCGTCCCGCTGGAATCGGGCGGCATTTCTGCGCCGACTGTGCCGACGCTGAGCGTGCCGCCCGACCAGACGTTGATGTCGCCGGAGACCTTGAGCACGTAGGCCGTCGCCGCCGTGACGCCGAAGGTGACGCTACCTCCTTGCCCGATGTCTACCGTGCCGTGGTCGGTCGAGTCGGTCGAGTCCATCGTGACCGCAAAGCCGACGATGTGCAGGTTGTCGGCGGCAGCGGGAGCCGCACCGTAGGCTGTCGAAGTCTGGAGGATATGAAACCAGTTGCCCGCCGTGCCGTCGCGGTAGACGAAAGCGCCGGAGCCACCTGCTGATTCCTTCACCCCAACCTTGTAGTCCGAGCCTCCGTCACAGGTCAGGGTTGGTGCAAAGGTGAAGTACACCTCGGACTGCGCCGCTGGCAGGTCGCTCGCGTTGACCGTGACCTCGCGCGTGGCGGTGGTCCCGTTGTCTTCGGACAGCGCCACACTGACCGTACCGGTGACACCGACTCGGTATAAATGCAGGACCATCCCCTCAATCACCTTCGCATTCGTGCAGGTGAAGGCGGTCGAGTACACGTAGCTGGTGGTCGTTTCGGTATTTGCGCTACGTGTGACCTGAATCGCGCCCGCACCAGCTTCGGCTGTCTTCCACGTCGCGGCAGTGTTCCAGGCGGACGCAGCAGCGGAGATGCCAGTAGCGGAGTAAGCGGGAAGCGTCAGCAAGCAAAGCAGTAGAATGAGTTGTTTCATAGCTAGTTCTCCGTGTAGTACACCAGCACCTGCATCCAGGTTGCCGTTCCCGGCTCGGTGACCTTGACGGCCGTGATATCGTCAGCTACCAGCGCCGTGTTCCACCCGGTAAGTGTGGTGGATTTCACTACATTGTCTGCCCCGGTTAGCGCTGGCAAAGCCGACCCCGCGATACTAACCGTCGGCAGCGCCGTGCCGGATGCGATCTTGAGCACGTCAGCAGTGCAGGCAGGGCTGGACCCCACCGCCACAACCGACCAGCCCGTGACGCTTCCACCTCGAATCAGCCGCGTGTAGCAAATAGAGTTGTCGGCCACGGTCAAGCCGCCGCCGTCGAAGACGCAGCCGAAGGACTTGTAAACAGCCGAACTCACCAGTGCCCAGTTCACATTGCTCGTTGTCGGTGCGCTGTTTGTGCTCGACGCCATTGCCACCCAGGTAGCGTTGTTGTACGTCACCTGGCAGTTGACCGCGTAGGCCGTGGTCGAGACCCATGCACCACACCACGAGATTCCGCTGGGCGCTACAGGTGCGGCAAGGCCGCTCTGGAGAATGATGTCGTCGAGATAGAAGCCGATGCCGGTACCGCTTCCCGAGACCGTGATCCGCAGTCGGTCAACGCTTAAGCCGTTAGCGGCAAACAAGCTCATGGGCACGACTATCTGCTGATAAGCCGAGGTCGTAGAACTGACGAACCCGAAGGCGTTCTCATTCAAAACGACGATGCTTCCCTTGTTGGTGTTCGACAGCATCCACCGCAATTGCAGCGACCGTGTTGACGCCCAAGCCGCTTTGCTTCGAATCCAGAAGACCAGATTGTTTTTGATGGCAGGATCAAAGGCAGACGGGGCTGTGAGTTGGACATAATTCCCAGTCACTGCCGTTGTCGTCTCAATATCTTTCGTACCGGCATGGGGGTTGCTCGTGCTGGCAAGATTGATTGGGTTGCCACTCTTCGCTGAGGTCCACTCAGTATTTTCGTGGTATACGTCATCGGTAGTGATGTTCGACGGCGTTGTTGCCAAAGCGGCTACGTATACCGTAGTCAATTGGAGCTGCGTTGCGGGATCTGTAACTTCAGGGAACGGTGGCGCTGCAGCGGTGCCTTTCAGGATGACGGCAGCACCAGATGAGTTTACTGCGATCACGTCGATGCGGTCATTCGTGGCGTCCGCGGCGTCGAGCGTGAGGTCCGTAGCCGCTGAACTGTATTGGACGTTGGCGATGTAATAACTTGAGGCGCTAACGGTGAACGACAAGCCGCTGGTCCAGACCACTCCACCACCAGAGATCAGCGAGTTGGGCGAATAACCGGGAGTGCCCGCTGCACCATCGGAACCAGCGGGGCCAGCGGGACCAACTGGACCAGCGGGGCCGACAGCCCCCGCAACAGAAATGTTTGTCAGTAAAGCCCCGCTCACCGCCGGAAGCTGAGCTGTGGAATTCAATCGAACCAGGTTATTTGCCGCCGCTCCAACTGTGTAACTAGTCCCCCAAGCAGCTCCAGTAGAGTTGGCAACTCCAGCTCCGGGGTAGGACGACGCACCACCAGCAGGAATCGCCGTGTACCAAGTAAACCCTCCCAGAGCGTTAAGGCGGCAAACGTAAGATGCCCCATTGGGATTACGATCTGTGTAAGTTATTCCAATGTCAGCCCCGGTGTTGCACATCGTAGCCGCTGGAACGCCAGTGCCCCGATAGCTGCGGACCGTTTGCCAAGCTTGAGAGTAACCCACAGCGGCAAATACTAGAAACAACAAAACAGATTTGATAATTCTAGTCATCTGTAAATCCTCATTCCTCGTGCCACGGTGGACCAATTATCAACTGCTCCATATCCTCCGGACCCGGTGGCAACGACACACCCAACCACGTCTTTCTTCCATATCGTATGCAACTGGGCCTGGACGGCAAGGTCCGTTTGCGCGCCCGAAAACGTTGGCTTCTCACGCGGGCCTGACAAGTTTCACAGCAGCCACACCAACAGGTAACGTGTGGCGGCATCTCATCCTCCGCACGGCCCCCACGCAATCTCGTTGTCTCGCAGCCCACATCGGTCCGCGCGGGCGCAGCAGGCCAGCAGAACGCTCGCGTAAGGCTGGGTGCAGGCCCCCAGACGCCAGGTATAGGCGACGTTGAACGTCTCCGGGTTTCCCGCGTACACATCCAGAATCGTGATAGTAAACGTCGCCGTAACTGATCCAGCCGGAATGAGTACGGATGGCGGGCCGGTGGCCAGTCCCGCTGGCAGCGTCACGATCACGGTTACCGCAGATCTCGCAGGCGCAGTCAGAGTAACAGTGCAAGCAACATCTCCGGGCTCCGACTCAGTCACGGCACACCTGAAATCCGCAAGCGCGACTTTCTTAAGCCGTAGGATGTTCCAGAACTTCTCGGCGGTGCCCAACTTCACCGAAATCGTCACCATGTCTTGCGCCGATACGATACCGGCGAGAATCAACAACAGTAGAAAGCGTTTCATGTTGTCTCCTTTCAAAAGATCGCGCGATAACGACAGCCGGAGACGACGCCAGTGAACGTTAGGTAGATAGACGTCATACCAGCAGCACTCGCACTACGGTTGACCGCTGTGATCACTCCAATATTGCCAGATCCATCTGCACCAGCGGACAGCGTAAAAAAGAACTTGTCCGTTTCGCCAGGAAACAGTGGCGTTGCTTCCTCGTCGTGGATCAATACGGCCGGTCCCCAGGTCACTCCACCATCGGTTGACTTGTAATAGTAGAGGCGGATTCTTGTTGCCGTCCAGTTGTCGTCTGGGCTTTTGATCGCACTGAAGACAAAGTACAGCGTGCCGCCGTCCTGGACTAGCGCGCATTCCCGCGCCTGGTACTGATCCGCTACGGCGGCAATCTGAGTCACCGTAATGGTCGGCGATGCACTGCTGTAGGGCGAGATGGTAACAATGGCCGGGTATCCAACCGTGGATGCGCCAGTGTATTGTCTAGCAGCAAAGACTAGATCCGATCCGACAACAAACCCATTGAACAGCTTTACAAAAGTCCCGACGGACACTGCGGCAGTGTTGGTGGCGTCCTCGGCAATCTGCGTGTACCAGCAACTATCGTCCGCGTAGTCGTAGTAGAACAGGTGCCGGACCGCGTTCGGATCGACAAGGCTTACCTTAGGATATTGATTAGCTGCCGTTCCATCCGAATTGGCATCGTAACTCCATGACGCGCCATCCCACACTGGCCAGTGAATGCCGTGGATCGCGGGGCTGGGCGTGACGCGCGTAGAAAAGAATGCGAGTAGGTCCTTGCCGTTTGCCGAGCGGTTGTAGATACCCAGAGCCCGCGTCCACCATGACCCGCCGGAATTGATAATCGTCGCAGTGTTCGTGGATGAGAACACCTCTGTCGTCAAGCTGAAGCCCTGGAAGGTGAAGGTGGTTGATGTAAGCCCTGTCGCCTTGGCGAAATAGAATATTCCCGCGCCGTCGTAGTCGATGCCCTGAACTCCCTGGCGGGTCATGCCGTTCGCGGAATCCAAAGCGGCCCACGTAGCTCCGCTATCAGAACTCTTGTATACGGCGAAGCGCGTGGTGCCAGAGAATGTCCCCCGAACCGCCAGATACAGCGCGTTACCGAACAGCACTGGGCCGACAAACACGCCGCCCTTATAAACAGCGTCGTCCGTAGCGATCTGAACCGCTTCGGAATCGTTGATGACAACCGGCGGATATACGCTCATCCCAACACCACCAGCTCCACCACGCCGTCCATCGCCAGCGGGTCCGCTTCCAGAACTTCTAGGGTAAACACGTCACCTTTATCAATCGCCAATGGATTAGACGAAAAAAAGAAGTTCAACTCCGGTGCCGTTGCCCCAGCGGGAAATAACAGCTTGTTACCCGTGCCGCCGGGAAAGATGCTGACGCCGTTGCAGTAGATGTCGATAACGCATCGCACCGTGGTCAGTGTTCCATCATCCACACTCTTGAAGTAAATCGACGCATCCCGCAACACGCCATCTTTGTCAGCCACCCGAATGGGAGGCTTCAACCCGGTGCTCAAACCAGGATTGGTCAACCCTTCAATCGTCTCTGCCAGCGTGAAGCCGATCTTGTAAGTCACCCGATCCACAGCCTGCTTGGTGCGCTCAATCAATTTGGCGACAAAGTTATCCGCTCGATTCGTGCGGGCCAGTTGGGAGTTGTTGGCCCGAATCGTGTGCCTGAATACCGGCTGCCCCAACTCCACCGTCTCTTCCGAGTCCACGCTCTCAATCAACATCGGTCCGGCACAAGGCGGCTTGAGCGTGTTTATGGTCAACAACTGTCCGGGCTCCCAACCCTTGCGGCGCGTGACGATGGTAGCCTCCCGAGGTTCGACCAACCCGCGAGCCAACAGACCTTGCGCGATCAACAGCATAGCCGTGGAATCGTAAATGTCCTTGACCTCTTCGACAGCTTCCAGCTTCCCACGCAACGCTATATCGGCCAAATCCTCAGCCCAGTAGACGGGTGGAAGTTTGCTGGGGTAAAGAATAACCACAACCTGCCCCGCCGACAATCCACCACCCCGGTGGAAGATACCGATACCGTCGTTGATGTAGTAGAAGTCGCTGGCCTCGGTATCGATTTGAGAAAACTCCACAACAGTCTTCTGCACTCCATCCACGGTCACGTAGGGCTTGACTTCCTGAAAGTAGGTTGTCTGAAAAGAAGTCTGGCCAGCCGTTGCCGTTATCGTGTCCGTCCACAAGGCCACGTTGGATTGGGAATTGCGGACACCCTGACGATTGACTCGCCGGAAACTGGACCGTTGCACGGAAATAGAATCGAAGTTGCCGTCGTTGTCGCTGATCGTGTAAGGAGCCGCTCCCCAGCCGGTGGCATTGTCAACAGATCGCAACACTTTCCAGAAGTCTACGTAGTAGTCAGCGTTGATCTTGTCGTGAATCTGATTCAGCGCCTCCGCCGCCGTCACGTAGTTGAACAGTTGTTCGCCAAGATCCGCCCCCGGTGTGCCGCTGGGATCGTAGGTGATGCCCGTGCCGTCCAAAAAGTTCTTGACGATATCGTCGATGGTGATAACTGGAATACCACCCAGGTACAGAGTGTAGAACTTCCCCACCACGCGGCGGTCCAGCAGCGTCCCATAGTCCATACACTGCACCTGGACCTCGTTCAGCCCCGACGTTCCCTTGAACCACTGCTCCACGGTGTCCACAATAGTGCCACCGAAGAACTTGTTCACGCCCTCGAAAATGTCGATCGTCTCATCTATCGTAGGCCGGTACCCTGCCCCCGTTATGTCATAGGTAGCAAAGTCGCAAGTGGCACGGCTTCCGCCACCGATGGCCATGTGGCGACGAATGCTAGGCTTCTTGATGTAGGCATTTCGATTGACACCGCTGATAAACACGGTGTACGGCGGAACCGTGTTTCCCGGAGCGGAAGACGAGATGATCGTAGGTCGTCCAAACGCTTCCGCCGAAGCAATGCCATCAGAATACGCATTGAAGTCAACAAACCCCTGGCTGGGGATAATCGTTGGGCGGCCAAAAGCCTCTGCACTCGCTATTGATACTGGATTGATCGACATTGTGTTAAACGCGATTTAAGGCGTGTGCCGGATCTAAAACGATACTTAGTACCACCTCACCCCTGTCACATGGCT